ATAAATAACATGGCAGATTTCGTATTTACCTCTCCGGGTGTAAAATTTAAAGAACGTGACCTTACTTATGTAACACGTAATGTAGGAATAACAACATTAGGTCTAGCTGGTGAAACATTGAAGGGTCCTGCATTTGAACCCGTTTTCATTCAAGATCAAGGGCAGTTCTCATCAAGATTTGGTGCACAAAACACAAAAAGATTTCAGAATACTGAAAAAACATTACAATATCAATTACCTTATGTTGCAAATGCTTTCTTAGAAGAAGCACAACAACTTTGGGTTACTAGAGTTCTTGGACTTAGTGGATATAAAGCAGGTACTGCTTGGAATATAACTTTAAATGCTGGTATTGACCCAGAAACCGAAGGTCAAGTTGGTACACCTGTAACAAGCATAGTTCCATTTACAGATAGTTCATATCTCGGTGTATCATTAGGATTTGTTGGTGCAACTGGTGTTTCTGATACTGGTTATACTAAAAATTCAGGTGTATTTACCAATACTGTTCATGAATTCACTGCAACAACATATGTTGCTGGTGTTGGAAATGTTAATGATAAAGTAACTCAATATAGTGCAACATCATTAACTGAGTATGAAAATATGGTTCTTGCAGTAGTTAGAAGTAGGGGTGATTCAACAACACCTCTTGATAGTGTTCCAGTTACTGAGTTTCAATCAACTGAACTTGAAATAACTGGTAACACTACATTTGGAACAATGAATCCTACTGGTGACGTATTTGGTGAATTCAGTTTATTTGCACAAAACAATGATACATCTTCTGCATTTAGTGGAAATTCAGCATCATATAAAGTGTCGTTAAATCCTAATGATACTAGTTTTTTACCAAATGTAATTGGATATGAACCAAAAGATAAAAATACTATGATTTGGGTTCAGGCAATTTATCCTGATTTAATTAAAAAACTTGATGAAGAAGGTGTCGCATATTCTATTAATTCAGAAATAATTACTGGTAATACTTCGGTATTTAACGATTACGAAGTTGGTTTTCAAACGCCAGAAACTCCTTGGGTTGTATCTCAATTAAAGGGTAATAGTGTTGATAGATTATTTAAATTTATTAGTATTTCTGATGGTAATAGTGCTAATGAAGAAATTAAAATAAGTATTATAAATATTGACCCTTATACTGGAGAATTTGATGTTGTTATTCGTAATTTCTATGACACTGATGCAAATCCTGTTGTTTTAGAAACATATTCAAAATGTACTATGCTTAAAGGTCAATCAAGTTACATTGGACAACGTATTGGTACTAGTGATGGAGAATATAGTCTTTTAAGTACTTACATTATGATTGAAATGGCTGAAGAAGTTCCTCTTGATGTATTTCCAGCAGGTTTTGAAGGATTCATGTTTAATAACTATGCAATGTCTGCTACTGGTGATGGTACAACTACAGGTGTTGCACCAAAGATTTTCTATAAAACTGAATACGAAGATACAGATAAAATTAATAAAACATTCTTAGGTGTTACTGAGTTAGCATACACTAATGATGGAATTAATCAAGACATGTTTGATTTTAATAATTGGTATAGTGGACAAGACCCTGATGATTTTAGTAAATCTAAAGGATTTCATATGGATAGTGGGGCAAGTACTGTTTATGTTGATGGTGTTGAGAGTTATTTTGAAGTTGGTGGAGGTCAATTCAGAACATATCAAAATACTGATAATCCAGAAAACCCATATTATAATGTAAAAACCAGAAAATTTACATTAGTTCCTGCTGGTGGTTTTGATGGCTGGGATGTTAATAGAAGAGAACGTTCATATGGTGATACATATGTACAAGGTGGTAGACAGAGTGGTAAGCCGGGACAACCGTTGGCTATTCCAACAAATGATTTTCAAGCATGGGAATTAGCAATTGATACATATAGTAATCCAGAAAATGTTACAATTAATATTTTCTCAACTCCGGGTATTACTTGGGCAGACCAAACAACATTGGTTCAGAATACAATAGACATGATTGAAACACAAAGAACTGACACATTATATGTTATTGATGCTCCACAAGCGACTATTGATAATGTTTCTACTGTTGGTGATGGTGGAAAGGCAGATGTTCTTGCAGCAACTAATGTTTCATTATTACTAAATGATACTGGAATTGATTCAAGTTATAGTTGTACATACTATCCTTGGATTCAAATTAGAGATACTCAAAATAATGTTAATGTATATATTCCACCAACAGGTGAAGTTATAAAAGCAATGGCATTTACTGATAACGTATCATTCCCTTGGTTTGCACCTGCTGGTCTTAACCGTGGTGTAACTAACGCAAGAAAATCACAATTTAAACTTTCATTAGAAGCACGTGATATTCTTTATAGTAATAGAATTAATCCTATGGCAGACTTTGCTGATAGTGGAACTGCTATTTTCGGTCAAAAAACACTTCAAGTTAAAGAAAGTGCTCTTGATAGAATTAATGTTCGTAGATTATTACTTCAAATCAAAGTTCTTATTGCTAACATCGCAATTAGACTTGTATTTGAACAAAATGACCAAGCGACAGTTGACCAATTCTTGAATAACGCAAACCCTGTTCTTGATAGTATTAAGAGAGAAAGAGGTTTAACTGATTTTAGAATTACAATGGATAATACTAATAACACACCTGAAAGTCGTGACAGAAATGAATTATATGGTGAAATATTCTTAAAACCAACACGTGCTGTTGAATTTATCGGAATTACATTTACAATTACACCATCTGGTGCATCATTTGATGATGTAAGCTAATTATATAAAACATATTATAATTGAAAACCTACTTAATTAAGTAGGTTTTCTTTTTTATCAGTATTTATAAAAAATAATTATAAATTTAAAATAATAATAATAATGGGAAATAAGAGAAAGAAAAATATTAATGTACTTAATAAAAAATCAACAGTAGTTATTAAACCAATCATTGAAGAAAAAGAAGTTGTTGAGCAGGAAATCCATATTAAAGAAATTAGTGAACAAGAAGAAATACTTGAAAACGATACTAATTTATCTGAATTAGAAAATGATAATCAACCACAATCTGAATTACTTGAAGAAATTATTCCAGAACCAATTATTCAACAAATATTGGATTATTATCCTGAAAAAAATGATGATGATGAGGTGGTTGAAGAAAAACCAACGAGAACACTTCAAAGTTTGAGTAAATCAGAACTTAGATTTTATCAAAGAACAGGTATGATGCCTAAATAAATTTTGTTATTTTCAAATACCTGAGTATTTATTATTAAACATAAAAATAAACAAAATTAACAATTAGATAATATGGCAGCAGAAGAAACAATGATAAGAACCATGCCTTACGAATACGAACCAAAAAGGGTCAATAGATTCTTTGCCGTATTCGATGATTCATTAGGTATTCAAACTTGGAAGGTACAAAAATTTAAAAGACCTTCAATGAAAATTAATAGTGTTCCAATTCAATATATGAACGAGCAAAACTATGTTGCAGGTAGATATACTTGGGATACGATGTCGGTGACATTTCTTGACCCAATCGGTCCTTCTACATCTCAGCAACTTATGGAATGGGTTCGTTTACATGCGGAATCACTTACAGGTCGTATGGGTTATGCAGCAGGATATAAGAAAAATATTACACTTAAATCATTAGACCCAACAGGGGTTGAAGTCGAAAAATGGTTTTTAGAGCAATGTATGATAACTAGTATTGACTTTGGTGATAATAGTTATGAAGATGACGCATTAACAAATGTTACATTAGAACTTCAACCTTGGAGATGTATTTTAAACTTATAATTTAACTAAGAATCAAATACTTAGAATAATTTATTTAAGCCACGTATTAATTACGTGGTTTTTACGGGATTCTAATGGGAAGCGTAAACAAATTAATATGAAAAATCAAAAAGTTGGTACTAATGGGTTTAAAGAAATAAATACGTTGGCGCACGCATATGTTTTAGGTCTTTTATGGGCTGATGGAACGGTTATTTTCGCAAATAATAACGCAAAAACACCACAAATAAAGCATTCAGCAAAAAAAGAAGATAATATTGATTTTAGAAAAATTTTCTTAATGACAGGGGATTGGGGAATATATGAAACAAGAAATCAAGGGTCGTATACGAAGAAAAATAACATTCTTGAAGTAAATTGGACATCAAATAGGGAGTTAGGTGAATTTTTAATTGAAAATGATTATAGAAATAAAACATGTTCGCCAGATAAAATAATTAATAAATTAAATTCTACAGAAAAAGAGTTGTGGTTTAGAGGTTTTTTTGATGGGGATGGTTCTGTTACAATAATACCTAAAGGACATCATTCAATAGCATTTATTGGTTCAAAACATCAAGATTGGAGTTTTATAAAAACATTATTTAATGAAATCGGTATTGAGCGATATAAAGAAAGAATTATCGAAAGTAGAGATGCTTTTTCATCGCAAATGAGAATATCAAATAAAAAAGATATTAATACTTTTTATAATTATATATATTGTAATTCAACTGATATTGGATTGAAACGAAAACAAGAAAAATTTAAATTACTTTAAGTTCCTCAATTCTTTCATTCATAATTAAATGAACAAAGTAAGACAAATCTTTCATTTCAATTATTTCGTATGACTCATTATTATGTGAATACCAAATAATATATGATTTACCTATTTTAATTCCAGTATTTTTTTCGATAATATATTTATAAATACTTAAT